TTGTGGATGTAGCTTTCTCAGCTCCCACCCTGCCAGCTATAGGATTAGGAGCACCACTGTCGTATGACACAGTCGCATCGCCGCCACCCCCGGGAAAAAACTGAAAAATTAAAGCCCCGCTACTGGAAAAAATTTTAGGGGCCGAATTCGTCGTCCCCTCCTCCACCTTTTGCGCCTGGGCAAATTTGCCAGGCTCGAAGCGGGGGACGTTAGGACGAACCTGCGTGCCGGCGGAGGTGTAGGCGACGGAGGAGCGGGAGAAGGCCCCCTGCCCAATATTATCACCGACTAAACTTATTACTACCTGCTTCTGCAAAGGGTCAATCAACGGCGTAAACCGCAAATACCCTTCAACATCATAATAAATATCCCAGGAAGGAATAAGGGCCAACTCTTTTATGAGTTCGGCCCTTGTGGTTCCCGGTTCTTTGGTTATCGTGTAAGGCGTTGTAACTGTACAGGTATCGAAAGCAAATTTGAATTCTCCCGCATCTGCCGCAACAGCCCTGATTGCATCTGCGACATTGGTTCCAATAGGGATTACGGTTGTATCAGTTAAGGTTCCTGCCAAATCGCCGTTCAATAAAGCCCATTTGTCAACACCTTGCAAAGTAACAGTTTTTTCTGAACCCTTGTGGATTGCTTCGGGGTCGGTCAAAACGAATATACCCCGGTTCCAGAAATAATCTCCTTGACTGGTCTTGATTCCATGTTTTATCCGCACTTTTACCCCCATGTTGGTTCTCGCGCCGTAGGGAATATATAAACCTTTTGCGTTGTTTATGGTCATGGTAAAGGTGCGTCTAACGTCTCGTGAAACGTCAATGGTAATGTTGCCATCTATGACATCAGCAGTATAATCTCCCACAAAGTTTTCGTTCCAGTCAAGCCATTCTATTTTGACAACATATTGCCTAATGGGTGCTGTTAAGGCATCAATTACGTGTTGGGGAAGAGAAATCATATTTAAGCACCACCAACTTCCACAAATTCGAAACTAACCCGCCTTGCCTGCCCAATCCGATTAAATAACTCGTAAGAAAATCCATATACATCAACCAAAAACGACTCACCAGCAGGGGTTCTAAACAAGACAGGTTTCTTTTCTTTGCCATCAATCAATTCCCTAAGTCGCATCACCTCATCGGCCAATGTAAGATTGCTTACAGAAGGTTTCAAAATTAACCCCGTGAATCCACTTCTAGTAGCCTTCTTTGCGCCGTAATTCAAAATCGGCATTTTTGAGGAAAGCCCAATTATTTCTTGACTATCCCGTTCAACCCTAATACCGTCCCAGTTAGGTTCAGCATACAATCTAAATCCTTTGCCAGTTGTTGTATCTATAACCCAATAAGTATCTAAGGGCGTAGGAGGATTATCATAACTAAATCCTCCAGTTAATACAGCTTCCTCCGCCTCCACCATGCCAAAACTTATCTCACGGGTCTTATCCAGTCGATCTGTAGGATGTATCTCAAGGTCATACACGTAAACCTTTAACAAATCCCCAAAAGGCGAACGAAATATAATGGGAGTTGGAGAATCTGCATCCAATACCCTCCTTATTTGAGCGATGTATTCGGACCATGTCATGTTAGTCGGTTTCAGCAAAGTTGCCTGAAAACTACCACGATAGAACCGCACAGGGGAATAAAGAACTGTCGGATATTTGCTGTCAACGGGCACTTCTTCAGTTCTATTGCGTTCCGAATACATGCGTCCCCATTTGGGATTCGCTTTGAGTTTTACCGTTTCTTTGGTAGTTTCGTTGGTTAACCAATAGGAGTCCAAAACACAAGTTGAATATGCGATTGTTGATTTGCTGCTTTCAATTCCATTTGTACCTACCGCTGAAACTGCGTATTCTTCCTGTTTGGAACTGCGACAGGTAGTATCGTAGCCAAACGCAGGCACAATCCCGTATAGGTTGCCGTCGAAGCTCATCTTGCAAGTCGTCCACTCATCCACCGGCAACGGCTGGTTGCTTGCATACGCCGCCGCTATCTCCTCATCCGTCCGGGCACGGCTGGAGATGCGGAGTTCGTCGATGAGGGTATTACTCCAGCCATATGTACCCCCAGCCCAACATCCAATATAAATACTATCTGCTAATGTCTCGGGTAAATAAGGATTTGTAACATACCCAACCTTAACACCATCTATGAAAAGAGCAAGTTCAGAAGACGACCAGCGTACAGAAAAATGGTGCCAACCCATTGATAATGTATCTAACACAGCAACGCTCGAATTCTGACCAGCTCCGTTGCTAGAAAATAACACCCATTTGTTATCTATTTCGTGTGCTAAACTCAAACGATTAGGATAAGGAGAACCACTTGATGTTGTATGTGCAAAGATATAGCGATTAGCAGCTGTGTTCTTAATTAGACTATCCACATATACCCAACACTCCACTGTCCCCTCCTGCGGGTTCAGCACCCCCGCCGTGGGAATGGTCAGGGTTTCGGGGGAGCGGGTGGTACCATATCCTGGGAAGCTAAGCGGATACGCCTTCTTGATCAGCGTTACTTCGGCTATTTCAATGTACCCCGCGTCATTGCCGTCATGGTCAAAACGGATATACTGCTCGGTGCCGGTTATGTCGGCTGTAGTGGTAAATGTCGCATAAATAGTTTGCCATGCGCTCGTCGGTGTCCACGATGAACCAGGGAAGGAATTACCATCTAACTGTACAAATGGGCCAGTGGCACTAAGAACAAAGACATCAAATTTTCCTGTGCCAACAGTACCCCTAACCTTTAGCCGCAGGGTGTACGTTGTTGAGGGGTTCAAAGCAAACTTCGGCGAGGCATAAAACCCTTCATGCGTCCCGCTGTTGGTCAGCCGCACCGTATTACCTGCCGCACCGGGCTGAACGCCCATATTGGTTGCTACCAGGTTAGCATTTGTTGTTGGATTGCTGACATTCCAGCCCGTGGGCCAGGTGGCGACGATGTTTGTGCAGCCCTCCTCCACCATCACCGCCTGGCCGAACTTGCCCGCCTCGAAGCGGGGGACGTTGGCGGCGACCTGCGTGCCGGCGGAGGTGTAGGCGACGGAGGAGCGGGTGAAGGCGGCCTGCAACTTGTCAAATACCTTTATCCCAGTCAAAGTTATATAATCCCCAGCCTGCAACGCTGGGTCGCCCGCAATCATAACGTTGCACGGGATGTACTCAGCCTGTGTAATCTGGTTAAGCAAATTGCCCAGGATAGTGTTAATTTCAGATTCCGACTTGCCAGACAACAGTGGGTTTTCCTCCAGAGTCATGGTCATGCCATCTGTGCCCTGAGAATACTCCGTATCGCCAATCCGCATGGCCACTTTTGTGATTTTTACCGCAAAATCAGAAACATCAGTGCTAAACCGCTCGGCCTTAGTTATCGTTTTTACACTTGTCCCTGTGATGATAGGCAGTATTTCAAGTTGACCTAACCGGTTCATTCTGGCAAACGCCCCGAGCACCTGACATATCCACATCATGAGGTCGCGGCAGGTGTTGACTTTGCTCGCCGCCGGCAGGGTCAGTTCCACGGTGCCGTTCGCCATCGCCTCTACAGACTGCTGGCCGGTCGCAAGAGTTATCCCGACTTTTGAGCAACACGAGCTGAGAATAACATAAGGCGAGCCGGACGTGACCACGCCGGTCAGGTCGACGTCAAACAGAATCATCCCGTCCAAGGCCTTAAGATTGACACCTGTCGCCTTGCGTTCGATCTCGGTAACGTAGAAGTAGCCTAAGGGGACATATTCAAACTGTCCACCTCCTACGTCGATGCCGAAATTGATCACAATCCTAGCCCCGTCCAGGGAGTAAGGGTTCACCGGCGGCGATATGAGAGTTAGGCCGAGTTCGGAGGCATAGACGTTGCCTACTTCTATATCTTCGCCGGAAACGCACTGCTCCGTGAAATAGAGGCTCCCGAGGGCTATATCGTCGTCGTCAATGCTGATAGTAGTGTTATCCTTTAGCGTGATTGTCCCAGTTATGCAGACATTTCTGGTTTCCTGAGCTATTGCAGTCTTATAGGCTTCGGATACCGGATACATGGCGTCGACCTCCTAGTATTCGATCAGCGATACCGACAGCTCCCAGATGCTGTTGTCCGGCAGTATGTGGTCGTACTTCACCAGCTTGGCCTGTCTATCGCCGGAGTACATATCCCGTGTCGGGGATGTGGAGGTAGTCGGGTCAAAGAACGTAACAGAAAACTTGGCAGGCGACAGCGCATCGGTTATCGTCTTTAACTCCGTCTTAGTCACCCGCCACTTCGCCTGTATTTTATATACTCCTGCTCTTACCCTGTCCCGCACCAGTACCCCGGTTTCGGTGCGTCTAGTGTTCTCGCTGTCGATGTCCTGAAGGCTTACTTCGTACTCAACGGGAGCGGGTAAAGCAACTCCGCCGATGCTGATTATCGCCATTGCCGCTTACCTCCCGTTACTCTTGATATTGCGGCGCTCCTGCGAACGGTAAATGTACGCGTCCACCTGCTCGTTACCGATGTAAACGTAGATGTCGCCGCCTGCTCCTGCCATTGCGGGTTGGGCGGTGCGAAGAGCCGCCGCTATGCGTTCGGCCAGTCTGTCCATCCAGCTGGTGTCAGACAAGGGCAGAACAGCTTCCGGCCCGGCTTCGCCCACGCCTATGATAGACGGCTGGGTAAATATTCCACCTTGAGCGTACCAGTCCACAGACACTTTGGGGATGGATATTTTGACTCCGGCCACAGTTGTGGATGTTGTAGTAAAGCTGAAGTGCGGAAGCGGAATATGGATATTGCGGAATGGCTTCGTGATGGCGTCCGCTATACTGGAAAATATGTTGGAAGCCGATGATTTTAGGTTGCTCCATGTACTGGTCAATGTCGAAGATATATTCGACCAGATATTCGACAATGAACCCCGCAAAGACTGCATCAACCCACTTATGGTACTGGAAATATTGCCCCACACCGAAGAAGCCGTGTTTCTTATCGTGTTCCACGACTGAGTTAGCCCGCTGGCCATAATCCCCGTCACATTCATTACGGTATTCTTTATCCCGTTCCAAACCGTGCTAGCCGTAGTGCTTAGAGTGCCCCACACCGTAGTTAGCGTGGATTTTATGCTGTCCCAAGCCTGTGAAACATTGGTCTTTATAGTGCCCCAAATCATGGAGAAAAAAGTCGCGACAGAATTCCAAACAGAAGTCGCGGTGTTTTTCAGCGAATCCCAGGTGTTTGTAAGATAATTTTTAACGTTATTCCATGTACGTATAGTTGCATCCTTGATATTGTCCCAACTTTCCGAAACAAACCTAGCAGTCGCTTCCCAGGCCTTAGCTGTGTACTCCTTTATTTCATCCCAATAGATGACTATAAGGGCGGCTAATGCAATAACCGCGGCGGTTACCCAACCAACGGGCCCTAAGCTGATTACCCAAGCTGCCGCAATTCTAGCTGCGTTGGCTAATGCAACGCCGGCCATCCATACCCATCGCCCGGCGGCAATGACAAGTTGCGCAACCATAATCGCAACGTTCCTTACTGCCGCAACCCCTAGCGCGACTAAAGCCGGAATTAATATCGTTGCTATTGCTATAGCTATAGCCTTGAACAGAGGACTCGCCTCGCTCCACTTGGCTTTTATCGCGTCCCAAGCCGAGACCATGCCTTCTTTTATCCAGTTAAAGAAGCCCGATAATGTTGGTTTCTGGGCCTCCAGCATCTTGCCGACATCCATTGCGGGCGGAGCGCCGACCCCTCCGACAGCAGGAAGTTCGGGGGTAGCCACCTGCTCTAGCCCGGAAGCAATGTCCTCAGAAGCCTGGGCCGTTTCCTTCGACAGTTTGTTAAGCTCGTCGAAGGGCTGCAGGTTGTCGTTCGCGGCTTTCCCCGCCTTCTTCGTCGCGTCGGCTTGGTCTTGCAGTCCCTGCGCCGCCTGCTTGCTAGTATCGCTTACCTTCGCTTCCTGTCCGCTTATCGCCTGAAGCGTCTTTTGCAGGTTGGCCTTTTCTACGCTCGCCGCATACTTGCTCCACAGCATTATGCCGCCTGTTACAGCGGCAGAAACTCCGAGAATAGCCCAGCCGAGAGGCCCCATCGCCGACCAGACCGAATATAGGACAGTGCGAAGCGTTTGTAACACTCCAACATGCGCGATTCCTGCGGCAGAGGCCAAGGAAAGCTGAACCCGGTAGATCTGCACTGCCCTGGCAACAAAATTCAAGATACCAGATGTCGCCACGGCTTCTCCGCGCATCACTGCCATGACGAAGGTAAGCTGTGTCAGGACGCCGGTTACTACCTTAAACGTCAGGAACGCCGTCACCGTAGTTAGCACCAGCGGCTTCAATATCGCCCAATACTTGATGATCGCGCCCAGCACAGTCTTTGCCGTGTTCCACAGACCCCGCAGGGCCGCCGAAGCGATGTTGATCGCTACCGCGAACTCGGCCCCGAAGTGCTGCACCAGAGCCGCCCGCAAGCCAAACTGCCGGAAGGTGTTATAGAAATCGGTTGCAAAATCTCTCACTTTTTGAAGCCATTGTGTCACGGCCTTAAAGAGGTTGGACGTCACGGCCCCGAGGGTCAACCTCCACACGTCTTTGATAGTAGAGGTTACGCCTTCCCAGGTATTCTCCATATTTTTCATCATATTCGGGAAGCGCTTGTTCATACCCTCAACTAACATCTTGATAGCACGGTCCGCAGGAATAAGGCCTTTTGACTGCATATCCATGATTTCAGCAGTTGTCTTGTTCATTGCTTCCGCAAGTATCTCCCAGGCGGGAATACCGGTTTCAGTGAGCTGGCGCATTTCTTCGGCGGAAAGCTTGCCTTTAGCGCGCATCTGACCCAAAGCCCGGATAATTCTGTTAATGCCTTCTGTACCCAACCCTACAGCTGCAGAAGCATTGCCCACGGCTTCCATCGTCGGGAGTACGTCTTCAGCCGCAAAACCGTACGCAAGCATACGCTTTGAAGCGTCAAGAAGTTCCGGGAATTCAAACGGGGTTCTAGCTGCAAACTCTGCCATATCGCTCAAAAAGGCTTCTGCCCTCTCAGCGCTTCCCAACATAGTAGTAAAGCCTATCCGGGCCTGTTCCATCATGGAATTGAAGCTGACGGCCTCGCCCACAACGGCACGGAAGCCCTGCTGTACGGCCTCGAAAAAGCCTATACCCAGAGCGACAGAGAAGGCGTTCTTAAATAAACTACCTATTGTGCCGGCAGTGGATTGGGCTTGGCGTTCGGCCTGCCTCATCCCGGCTCTGTATTCGGTTAGGTCTACTCCAAGTTTGGCTAAAACTTCGCCTACGAGCATTTTTCTTCACTTCCATAAGAGGAAAATTGATACAGGACACCGAATAAAACGCTAAGAAGGAGGTGCATAACATGAGAATAGCTTCGTTGGTTCTCGGCATTCTTGGCGGTTTGTTTGGGTTAGGCGGTTCTATCTTCGCCCTGTTCGTCGGTGGTATCGGCAATGCCCTTAAGGCACAAGGCGCACAAACTGTAACTGGCCTTGGACTCGCCGCGATTCCGTTGGCTATCATCGGGATTATTGGCGGGGCTCTTTCCCTATCTAAGCCAAAGGCCGCCAGCTGGCTCATGCTGATCTCCGCCGTTGGAGGAACCATCGCAATCTCGGGAGCCTATATCATTGCCGGATTGATGTTGTTAGTTGGAGCGATATTCGCATTCATCGAGGCTAGAAAAGAGACGAAGACCGCCTAATTCCACGGCCCTTTAAGCCCTTTCACCTTTGCCTCCTGGATAAGTCCGGCCCAGCGGTCATCTTCTTGCTGGGCCTTTTTTGTCAGTCTGTCAACCGCCTTTTTCGCTTCCTTGCCGATGAAGTCGTCCGGCTTGACCTGTTTCGGCTTCCGCTTACTCCCGCCGAACACGTTCGCCAGCACGCTTGCCGCGTTGGTGATAACGGCGGCCAGAAAAGCCCACTTGTTCCGCATCTCGTGGTACTCGTCCAACGTCTTCTGCTTCTTCAGTTCCTCCAGAATTGCCGTCAACTCCGAAGGCCGGAGATTGCGCATTTCTTCAAGCGTCCAGCCGAATTCACGGGCCAAAAGCACCACTACTTCTGCTGTAAGCCAGTCTGAGCCAAGGTCAGCATCGGCTTCAACAGTTTCTTTAGGCCCAGAAAATTTACGTCAACGAACGCCTCCAGCAGTTCTTCAACTTCGCTCATGTAAGCGTTCCTGACGTCGTCTTTGGTTAGCTCTGGGAAAACGACCGGCAGTTTCTCATACAGGATGTCAAAATCCAAGTTCCCTAATTCTTTACCCAAATCTATGTTGGCTATCTTTCCTTTACTGGAAGGGAAGAGTTCCACTATGAGCTTTTCAAGGTCGCCTATTCTTTTCTCTTCAACTCTAATTTCCTTGCCGGCAATCGAAATGACTTTGCTACGCATCTAATCACTCCTAACTTAGCCTGAAGTACAGCGGGCCTACGCCTTCAAAGTCGATGCTCTCTTTCACCAAGTCGTCGACGGCCGTCTCTACGCCCTCGCCCCTAATCATTGCAAATCCTTCCAGACATTT